TAACTTGATCTCCAGTTGTACAAGCCCATATTGTTGAATCACAAACTGTTTTTTGATATGTAATTGTATTTCCTTCTAATACAAAACTACCAAATGTGGTTTCTGTACATGTTCCTGCTGCTACTGCTTCAGGTGAACAAGCTTCGAAAAGCTTTTCTACTAATTGTTTGCTCAATTGTGCATATATTCTACTTTCAAGATTACGCATAAATTTGGCCAAAGTAGTATTTTCTTCATCACGTTGTGCCTGTTTTAATGCAGATTCTATATCATCTGCTATAGCTTCTCTTCGTGAAAACTCTTGATTTTCAATTGTTAAATAATGAGATGATGTACCTACTCCATTAAAACTTGGACTTTTAAATTTATGTACTAATTCGTCTCCTAATACTGCAGTACTAAAAAACAATATTACTATTGTACAATTAATATAATTTAAAATTCTATTCTTCATTTTCTTTCTTCTCCATAAGAGCTTTCTTTTCTTCGAGATCCTCGATGAATTGTTGTCTCTCTCTATATTCAAGTACAACATTTACTTTTTGTTGTAATCTTATCATATCTTGATCAAGCATTCGGACCTGATCAATTAACCTAATTAATTGAAAATGCATCTTTTCTATTTGAGGTTCTAATTCATTTGATATAAATTGCCATACATAATATATAAAATACCCCATTCCAACTGCAAGAACAATTGGAAATCCATAATCATTAATAAGAGTGACTATTGTAGGATCATTACTTATAGCAATTTCTTCCATTAATCCCTCCGTGCATCTATTTTACCATCCTCAACAAAGTTTGACGCTCTTGCTACTCTGTCTACAGGAGGTGTAAGGTCTAATGCACTACTCACCAGTAAGTCTATCTTAATCATCTCATTATTCATAGTAGTTACTCTTGTTTCTAGGCTCTTACAGAACATAGTTAGAGTAGCAATTGAATCAACAAGACCACCTAAGATTTGCTTTAAAATTAAAAAGATGAAATAACCCATAACCAAGGATCCGGCTACGGGTGCACCCACCTCCATTATTAGTTCAAACATTTCCATAGGACTATTTATACTAATAGAGATCTTAGATGCTTAAAATGAGACTGATTCTCCGCATCCACAGGACGTGGATTCATTGGGGTTTAGAAATACAAATTGTGAATTAAGACCTTCTGAAACATAATCTAAGGTTAATCCAGAAAAGTTGTGTAATTGACCAGTTTCAACTACTATAAGAAAATTACCATAATCAATTACATGATCATCAGTATGAACTGTGTCAGCATAATCAAGCATATATTTAAAACCGTTACAACCGGCAGAATAATATCCTATACGTATAGTATCGTTTCCTTGATCTTGGGTCTTTTTAGTAAATTGATCAATTGCTTTATCAGTTAATTCTATCATAAGACTCTCCATTGTGCTGGCGATGGGCTTTTTTATTTTCCCAATCTTCTATTGCCATTCGAATTGAATCTTCGGCTAATACAGAACAATGAATTTTGATAGATGGTAGCTCTAATTGCTCTGCAATATCCTTGTCTTTTACAAGTTTAGCTTCTTCTATGGTTTTACCCATAAGCATATCAACAAATAATGAAGAAGATGCGATAGCTGAACCACATCCATATGTTTTAAATTTAACATCGACTATTTTATCGTCGTCATTCAATTTCAGTTGTAGCTGCATGACATCTCCGCACGCTGGTGCACCGGCCATTCCGGTTGCTACATTGGATTGTTTAGGGTCAAATCGGCCTACAGAGAATTTCTCCGGAGAATTTAAGACATTATTAAATCTGTCTATTACTTTTTGCGAGTAGGCCATTATAAATCATACTAGTTAGCGTATGACACAGAAACAGCTAGTGATGTAGCAGCTCCTGTTAAAGTATCTGTACCGTCTTTAGCTATATGTACAACTTCACCAGCTGCTAAAGTTACTGTTGCAAGTGTAGTTCCACCTGCGTTTTTTTGAGTAATCACTTGGACTGTAGTTTTATTGTTTAATACTCTTACTAGTTTAGCAAATCCCACATTTGATGCAGAGGCTAAATTACCTTCTGAACCATTTAATCTTGTTACTGACATTTTAGTTTCCTCTTAAATAACTATTTATACATTTTCAAGCCTAGACATTAGCCTTTCTGCTCTATTTGTAACTTGTAAATGCCATCTAGAATCTCTTCCTTCGATAGCTGCTGTTTTCCAATCACCGCATTGAAGCGCTGCATTGTGTTTTTTAAATTTTGAAAGCCGAGTATAACCCATATTAAACATCATGTTTGCGATTACTTGTTGAACTTCTTCAGGATAAGTATCCCATCCTTCATGTAGTTTTTCACAATCGGCAATTACCGTTTGTACATCCTTCTCAAAAACTTCATAAACGCGTTCTTCGGTAACTTCAGTGCCCACCGGTTGACCTTTTTCTTGATCACCATCAATAACCAAATGACCGATGCCAAAAGTAGCATAGCCGAGATGATCGTTATAGATTTCATTTATTTGCCCTTCATCTATTTTTAGCGTTTCACGTAATTCATTAATATTCATTTATTTGTCCTTTACTTTATAATGTTAGCAATAACATCTTCAAATTGTTCTATCTTCTCTGTACGATTTGGCCAGAGAATATACTCCTTTTCAGGATTTTTCTTTAAGTTAGATAGCAATGGTAATATTGCATTATATAACTTGCCCAGTTTGGCCTCAGCTGCAGCTAATTCTGTTGTAACAGTTGTGGCCGTTTTGTTTATAGATTGTACTGCTTCTAGTTCGTTTTCATCGACTGCTGTAAATCCAAAATCAAAATCTAAATTGTCTATTTCTGACATGTCTATTCCTCTATATTTTTATATTTGGCACGACGTGGTATGGCTTTAGTTTTATCTTTTTCCACACGAGTACGACTAGATATAGGAATTATTTTCCTTACCTTAATTTCATGCTTTTTTGGCATAGTCAATTTAAAGATCATTTTTGTCATTTCTTGCCGTGTATGGTGTTAATGCAAACCTTTTCATTGGATTTATTGCTACACCAAAAAGTGTTATTAAATCTCTATTACACAACATTTCTGATGCCGTGTTTTTAAGTGATAGCCCTAAATGTATTAAATAAGGTCTATTATTAAATATTATATTATGTTCAATGATAGGTCTTTCATCAACAGTTTCCATATGTTTAGCTCTTGATATACCTAAAAGTTTAGATTCAAATTTCTTACCATTCTTTTTCCAAAACACCGTTTTATCTTTTATTTTTAAATCATCAACCATTAACATCGATGCGCTTGTTCCATTACCAGTATCAAGCTTAGCTCTTATTGGATCATTTTCCAAACCTTCTAAAATAATAGTTTCTATATAACCAGATTCTATTCTCATGAATTTTGTTCTATTATTTTCGTCTAGTATATATTTTAAAAAGTGATCAAAAACCTTATTATCTGATTTTTTACCTAAAGATTCTTGAGTAACTAAATCATATGCATTATAATTTGATCCGATTCCGGGGCTTCCATTAATTTCAAGTATATAAATTTCACCATCGATAATACAATGATCAACGCCTACATAATAACCGCTACTTACCCTTGCTGCAGCAGTAATTGTTTTTATTTCTTTATCTTTTAAAACATATGGTACAGTATTTGCACCTTGATGAATATTTGACCTAAACTCTGAACCTTTTTCAGTAATTCGTTTTGTCGATCCAAGTATTTTTCCGTCTACTACAAGAGTTCTAATATCATAATCTATATTTAAAAATTCTTGCATTAATAATTGTGCTTCAAATTTCCATAATGATTGACATACAGAAATTAATGAGCTCATTGAATCGACTTTAGTAACACCAATACCTTGTGTTCCTGTTAATGTTTTTACAATAACAGGAAATTTACTACCAATTTGATTGTGTGCATATTCTATACTTTCTTCATTATTTAATATAACTGTTCGTGGAGTTTTTACGTTTGATCTATTCATAGCAATTGTAGTTGCCATTTTATTATCACATAATATCATAGATTCAAGATCATTTACCATAAAGAATCCAACGGTTTGAAGCGTAGATATTAAGGCTTGACCAACTTGAGTTGCAATTGCTCCGGCTCTTGTAAATACAATTGTGGAATCTATATTACAAGTAAGCTTTTTACCTTCGCCGTCAATATTACGTATATCAACCTTTCTTAATTCAATATCTGCATCACCTAAATATGCTTTATCGATATCAATCAAATTGCACGATATATCATTAAATGAACACACATCAGCCATAACCTTTGCTGCTGATCCTTCATCTAAAGAATTAGCTAAGATTATAACTGACAGTTTTTGGCCATCTTCTTTGGCTTCTGTTATGTAATTAGTAAAATCAAACATAATACTATTTATACTCTATAAGACTTTGTTATTTTCATTTTTCTTTCTTTTTATTGATTCGGCTCTTTTTATTTTAGCAGCTTTTTTATTAAATACTAAATCAAAATTGTCACGATATTTTTTGTTATTATGTTTTGTTTTTATACTGTCTCCAGTAATGTCATTTTTACTCGTCATAATATTCTTCCAAAGTATAATATACTGTAAGTTCTTCTCCATCCATAATTGGTCTTATTGTAAATAATTCACGTTCATCATTTAAAGTATTTAAAATAACACAATTTGGGTTTTCAGAATGATTTATAAATCCACCTAGAGGTGTTCTTATCCAAGTAATATGTACATGATCATATATTGCATTATATAATACGTGGGTAATTCCAAGACGTTTTCCTGCCTCTAAAGTATCGGTAGTTGCAAATAGGCCTAATCCGTGTTTTTTACTTGGTTTAAGTGTTAATCCGTATGGTAATGGTCTATAATTTGAATTTTTAAAATTTATCACTCATTCAATCACTTTCTGTATAATAGTAACGCCTCTTCGCGCTAATTCATTACGAATTTTTTGTTTCCTTTTAGGAAAAGTTCTATCATTATTTAATGTATCAAATAATTCATCTTGAGAAATGTTTTTAATATAATAATGTGTTATTGTGTCTTTTGTTTCGCCACGTTTTCTAGTTTTTACCGAAGGTTTTATTTTTGTTGGCATCTTATTTCACCGTACTTATTGATCCATTTTTATTTACTCTATAGGCTTCAAAAGTAATATCAGGATATTCGTTCTTTAATGATGTTAAAGCTAATAGATTTTCCATTGCATCATCAAACAATCTTATTCTTTTATATAATCCAGTATCTAGATATTTTCTAAATACTACTTCTTTGTTTTTTGCAGAACTATCTAATCCGATATTTCCGGCTCTTTCGACATAAACATTGCTCATGTCAATTCCTTGTGCTTCGAAAGTTTTTATGAATAAGTCTCTATCATCCATATCACCTCTTGCTGTAACAACGATTACTTTAGAACCTTTCTTCGTTGCATTTTTTATTATCATTTTTGCTTTAGCAATCATTTTGCCAATAGGTGTGGCTGTTTTATTAAAAATCTCTGCAGACTTAAATTGACCAAAGTCAAATGTCTCACCCTTTCGTAATTTATATGTATTAAATTGTATGTTATTTAACGATTTAATCTTCTTACCGTTATGTAATACATCTATTTTTGCTTTAGTATGAAAAAGAGTTTCATCAATATCAAAAATAGTTAGACCCTTTCCTGCGGCCGCTTCGATAATATACGTTATGAGTTCTTTTTTCATACTCCTATTTATATACGGGGCGTTTTGTTTGTAAAATATGTATCAATCATTTGTAAAGAATCGTGTGCTTCAGACAATTTTGTTATTTCTTCAGATGCTGCAGCAACGATATCAGGATGATCTCCTATACCGGCCGGATTTGCTAAATATATTTCAATATTAGCCTTTGCCTTTTCTATAGCACCTATATAATGTGATTTTAATGCATTTAATAATATTTCTCTCATTTTATCTCCTAAAAAATTTTCTTCTTTTATATTCATTGATTGTATCAATCAGTTGTTTTGCCCAATCATCGCGATGTTCTACGAATATTTGTGGCCCTTCATCACCCGCAATGCAAATTACCAATTGTGTTATAGGAATTCCTGTTCGTTCTTCCCACATAATAGCATAACCTGCTGCTTGCATGAAATAGTTTGTAACCCATTCTTTCTTTTTCCATTTTTTGGAAGTTTTCCAATCAATGATACTGTTCTTATTGTTCCATATACCGACACAATCTACTGTCCCAGCAACACCTAAGTGTTTAGAATATAATCTTTTTTCTGTTGCATATACTTTTGATAAACTATTATCTATTACAGATTTAATGTCTTTAAAATTAGAATATGCAAGTAGATTAGAATTTTCTACTTCTTTATTTAATATATAACTTTCTATTAAATCGTGTACTTTTGTTCCTCTAGCTGCAGCTTTTGATGAAATTCGGTTTGCTTCTTCTTCACCAACCTTATTTCTCCACCTTTGAATGGCTTCTTCGCTTAATATCGATAATACAGATGTTATGCTTGGATATTCATTCATTTCATCATCAACGTAAACTCTTCCAGTACTTTTGTTTACTTGTTTTAACGTATAATCGTCAGTTATTATTTCATGTCTAAAATTCATTTTGTTTTAATATTTTTTCTTAGTCTTGGTGGCATACCAGACTTTATTCTATCTTGTACTTCTTTCCATCCATCACCTGCCTTTTTAAGCATTGCGCCTTCTTTCCCTCTGATAATTCCAGGTACTTTTGTGAAGGTTTGTTGAATGTCCGGATTGTTTTTTAGATATATTTCTTTGTCAGAAATACTTATAAGTTTTTCGAATTCTTCACCGGTTTTTGTATTTACAAAATCATATAGAGGCATTATTTTCTCACGGGATCATTATTTAAAATATTCATACTGTATATTATACCATACTTTTCACTGTTTGTACATGCTTAATTTAAAAAGTATTCCCAGGCCTGCAGACCTGGGATACCCCTATTTTTCGTTAGTAATCCTCCTAATAAATGAAAGTGAATGTAACAGTCATATATGTAGGTAATCACCCCCTTTGTTAAGCGGTTTGTGTTTTAGTAGCCTTTTCCTGTTTAACTGGATCAGCTTTAGCTACCGACTTGATAAGATCTGGAAATGCATCTCTTACTAACTTTACAGTTATTCCCTTATATCTTCCAGTAAGTTTCTTATCTTTCATTGCGAGTACTAGATTCGCTTCATCTACATGTAAAGATTCTAGCACATCGATGAACAGTTTTTCACGTTTTATAGCGCTCATTGTATTTCCTGTGGCTGAGCCAACTACAAAATGTTTAAATAATTTTGTTTTCTTATATAAATTAGATGGTTCAAATCCTTTCGGAGCATCGTCCTTTCTATATGGAGGATCACCTTCAGGTAAATTCCATTGAACGGTGTCATCAAATCCACCCTTTAATACGGTTATCAAAGCAACCGAATAGTTATCTTTGAGATATTGTCCTCTTGCTACTTGAGATTCTTGCTTTGAAGCTTCCTCAAGTATTTCAGATATCATTTTTTTTCTAGCCATTGTAAAATTCCTCCACCGACTCAATCAAGTTATTACATCTATTTTTAATTAAATAATTCAATACTTTCATACGCATTGCTATTTTTTGATTATCATAATTATCTATAATAGTTTTATAGTGTACTTTTGGTATTGCGTGTAAATCTATTAAATTTTTATTTCTTTGGAAATTACGATATTCCTCTGAGGTCATAACTTCGCTTAATTTATCTGCATTGTGCAGAAAATGTTCAAGTTTCTTTGTAGTCATAGGAGATTGTCTAATTCCTTCAACAAAGGTATTATCTCCTGATAAAATATTAGGTATACCATCACCAGCATCTCCGCGCATTATATGATTAAATAAGTATTTACGTGGATTCTTATCTGTCACTGCTTTCTTTTGAATTGGAGAGAATTGTTTTACGTTCTTATACCTCTGCAATTGTATAAAATCTTTGTCTGATGATATAATCATTATTGGTTCATTCTTACCAAACTCTTGAGTTTCTATTGTAAGTGCACCTATAACATCATCGGCTTCACAACCTTCAATATGAATTACTTTATATGGAAAATTTTCTTGTAGATCTTGTCTAATTTCGTTCAAGCTTTCAAAAATAAAGCTCCAATCTAAATCAGATTCTTGTCTATTCTTTTTCCGGTGTTGTTTATATTGTGGGAAATATTCTTTTCTCCAAGTATTAAAACCATCTACACATATGACCATTTGGCCATATTCTTCTCTGTATTTTTTATTATACATACGAATACTATTAAGTATCATATGTCTTATTAAGTGTTTAACATCAACAAGACCTTCTTTTGATAGTATATTGTTCTTTTGAATAATAATATTGCTCAATGCAATTTGACTATAGTCAAGTAAAATCATCTTTTATCTCCCATATATTTCACCTATATATTTTTTCATTTGTGTAGTATCTTGACACCAACAATCTTCACGTGAACCTCTTATTTCACACATTAATGTATGTGATTTTGGACAAGGTGAAGGTTGTCGATTCGTCGTTGTACAACCAGTAAGTAATAATGTAATAATTAGTTTATTAACTAATCGGAGGTAAATCATCCTTTTCCTGTTCTTCCCAATCTATATCATTTTTAGAAGCAAAATCAATAGATAATAATTTATAATAAACGTTATTTAGATCTTTTTGTAATATATGATTAATATCAGATTTTCTAAGAAACATAGATACAAGAAGATTTAATATTACAAACATATCTTTATACTCATCAGATTTAATATCATTAAAATCTAAATCTGACATTAATTCAGTAGGTTCATTCCTAATTGTTTTTGTTATAATATCAACACATAAACGCCCAAGGTGGGCACATTCTTCTTGTTTGTCCATACTTTCCAAAACTCTTTCACCGATAGTTTCGGCCATCCTATTTGGAAATTTAATAACATTATTTTTTACATGTTTATTCATAGGTTCTATTATACCACAGTTTGATATGTTTGTACATATTTATTATGCTTCCATATAACAATTATGTGTTGCTTTTTTATCATCTTGCATTTGTCGAACCCAATCTAATTCTTGAATAAGTCTGTTGTACCAATTCTTATCATGAGTTGTATTAGGTTTAGATAATTCTTCTTTAAGTTGTTCTATTCTCATATCTATATAATTAGGTTTAACTTTTTTACGGCTCATTTATGCCTCCTTTAAATGTTTTACAGAATTTGAACCAATCCGACA